GCAACAATCGAAAGATCATAAATACCATCGGCAGCAGCAAATGCAAACTTACCCCCAGAACCAGATATATTAGGGTTAGCAATAGCTGTTCCATCAATAGAAAATATTGATGCTTTTGTATTGGTTCCCTGTTCATAAACTGTGGCTGTTGCAGCAACTGTATTACCAAGTTCATCTTGTGCGAAGAATGTTCTAAACTGCATTTTTATATCCTATGTTTATTAAGAAACAATGATTGTATCAAAGTTAATAATTAATTCTTGTGGACTTCTTTCTTCTGAAACATACCCAGTTTCAAAATATTGTATACCGCTTTCTGTTTCTTCTGTGTATTCTTGAGGCACGTAAAGAAAGTAATCAGCTAAATTTGATTTACTCATCCAACCTTTCTTGTTAGGGTATTCGTAACCAGCAATACGGTCTGCTAAAAATTTTGATTCAAGATCGTAACCAGCTTCACCGTTCAAATAATCCTGATCCAGTGCGTCAAAGAAAGACTGTCGATACAATCTAATAGAAGCTTTGTCCTTAAACCTATTTATAAAGTTATAATTGCCACCCAAACCATATTTAGGTAAAAGTGTTTGAACTGTGTTAGGAATTTCAATGTCATCTTGATATTGTAAAATCAATTCAATAACACTGAGATAGCTCAACTGACCAAACAACAAGAAACCCGCTGGATGCAAGACTTGTTTTACGATGTCTGCATATGCCAAGAAATCTTGTTGTGTTCTAATGGCGTAAGAATAGTTCTGGTAAAAGAAGCTATCTTGAAGATGCATGTTAGAGGATAACTGACCTTTGGTTCCGCTGTAATATCCTTTAACAGACTTGACAAGACCAAAGTGTGGTGTCCCTGAAAAAGAACTACTTGACACATCAGTAGAAAGAGTGTACGTGTCATTTTTTCCAATCGGTAAATCTAGAATGTCAACTGTTTTTACACCCTGTGATTCATCTATGCTGTCAATAACGATATACCCCTGATAAGCAGGTATAACCAGTTTTATTTCATCCGATTGACTAATATCATCACTGACAATGAATCGACCATCGTAAAGATAGTTGGTTGTGGCCACATCGTTAATGTAAACAGTCGCATCGTTTTTGTTAAAGAATGAAGTTATTCTTGTGTCAAAAGAACCATCTACGTTAGCCAATCTAACAACTTCGTTGGTGGTCATTCCATCAATAAGGATTCTTTGGCCGATTTGGTGGCCACTTCCTGAATCTGTGATGTCAACATTGTTGACAACAGGGATAAGCCATTCACTAGCACCAAGTTCTGTCTCAATTGGGAACCCCTCTTTAAACTCTCCACTGATCCCTGAGAGCGTCAGTTCAGTTACCACGTATCGACCTACATATCTTGTCTTAACACCCTGCACAGAAGCTGTGGCAACCTCTACGATACCTTGATAGATAGGGCGTGTCTGGCTTATCAACTGAAACTGAAATTGTTCAAAATTATTGGCATTGAACGTGACGTAAATCAAAGATTCGCCAGAATTCCACTCACCGTCACTGGTTTTCAGAATGTTGTCTTTTGGAACGTAGATTTCTGTAGTTTGTTCGTTAAACAAAGTCTTGAACAAAAACTTATAAGACTCATGGGAACCACGAGCCAAGTTAAAATCTTTTGACCACTTGATGAACAATTCTTTATCCAACAACACACTATCAGGAATATCAGTAAGATATTCGTTTTTCATGTGTTCTACATAAGAATCCAGCGTCTTTTCAAAAGCCATGTAATCAAGGTGATCCCTAATATTTGCATAGGGATTTTCATCTTGTGACAACCACTCATAATACGCGGCGATAAAGTCTAAGAACCTTGGATAGCTCTCAACAATATGACTGGGTATTTGTGATAAAATGTTATCTTTTATACTAGGCATGTATTAAGTGCCTCTTGTAGTGATTTGGATTAGCTCAATATCTGTTTGATCAATACTAATAATCTGACTCTGATTGACGTAAAAATTATCTTGTAATGGCCGAACAAAAACTCGTAGACTTTCTGTTCCATCAATTATGTTCAGAGCAAATTCAACTTCACCCGTTTTGTAATCAATTGTACCTATGTTAGAAACTCTGGTTATTGATGAGCTATCTACATAAGACAAAAATACATTACCCAACTTGTCATCATATACTTTTGTTTCTGTTGAATTGTTAGCTACAGAAAATCCATCAATAGCCAATGATCCAACATGGATTTCATTTTTAAAATTTACTGAGTACAAAGGATTTTCAAAGTTTAAAACATTCACATCTTTGTAAACAAGTTTATTAATGTCTACGCTGGTAATACCAGAAATCATCTTGATTCTTGAAATCAATTCCGATGGGTTTAGAAACAAACCAAAATCGGATATTTCTTCATTGTATTCTGTGACCACATTTTTAATAGCAGCCACAAGGCTTGAAAAGCTCAAGTTAGTGCGTCTGTTGTCATAAGAAAAAATTATGTTTAGATTGGCATGGAATATATCAGGGTCAACAATAATGGGTGTTACAGAACCAACATTCTTTGTTGAAAGAAAAGAAACCATCTGTTGCTTAACGGATGTTGTGATTTGACCACTATCACTCAAGATAGAAATAAATACCGTTCCATAAGCTGGTGGAATATTTGTTTCTCCACCCCACGCAATAGCAGACTTAATAAAAGAAAATCTTGTTTTTAAGATAGGAATATAATCAGTATCTGTTAAAGCCCTGTCTTGTGCTTGATATATTTTTGGCGCTTGAAAACGGATGCTATCAATATCTTCTCTTTCTGACCCACCATATGCTGCCGTTGTCACTGTGGTTACGATGTTGCTGTATCCAGATATCGTTGATGCTGGAACCAAGTTAGTCAGTCCATTTGCATTGTCTTGTTCGGTTGCAATATAGGTGATGGTAACGATATCGCCATCACTAGGCTCAAGACCTAGAATATTTTTACCAAACTCAATAACAGGCTGTGTATACTGGTTTTCTCCTAAAAAGTAAACCAATGCTGTATTACTAAACTCATCAATGCTTGTAGCCTTTGTGTAAGGCGTAGAGTTAACATTGATCAACATTGTTGCTGTGTCAGCATTTGTATTAGAAAGATTAATAGACTCACTAGCATATGTGTATCGTTCTGTGATACGTTGTCCCTGATATAAGTCTACATTGAATGCTTTGTAAGACTGAGAAACGTTTGAATATGAAAGAACATAAGCTTCATTGTTAATGAATGTGAATGAAACGTTGTCGCTTGATGCAATAAATTGTGTGCCAGCATCCATGACAATAGAGGTAGGGATGTTGGTTTTTTGTACAGGAATAACTTCAATATCACAAATGAGTCGTGAAGCTGTGGTTGATTTTGGAACATAGGACAATTTTTGTGCGTGTGATACCACGTTTCTTCGAATTTGTGCCGTATCTAGAAAAGACTCGTTGGCAACCATATTCGCTTGATACGAAGTAAAGCTTGTGTTATAAACCAAAAGATCAACAATGGTGTTGATAGCTGAACCTTCATAATCAATGTCTGAGAACTCAGGTTTTTCTTGAACAAAACTAATAAGACTTTGTTTTAAGTCTTCGGTGTCCAAAGATGTGACATTAAGTTGGTTAGCCATGATATACCTTTTTTAAAAATTAATGCTTAATTGTTGTTCTTCTAATGTATTTATAACAGAATAATAAATGTTTATGGTGATTGCGTTAGGGTCATCAGGAGTGAAAACTTCAACCTCAATAATTTCTACTTGCGGTTCAAAGTTTTCAATAGCACGAATAACGTTTTGTCGAATACCCTGAAAAAATACATCACCTACATTATTTTCAAACAAAGAAGATTTTACGTTCGTTCCATACTCTACAAAATACCCACGTTCGTAAAAATTAGTGAGTACGATGTTTCGAAGCGACTGATTGATTGCAGCCACACCAGACTTGGTAGCCAGATCGCCTGTTAGTGGATGAACAGTAAACGAGAGATCAATATCTTTTCGTGAGCTTTTAAAAATCATTATTATTATCCTGCAAAAACATTTTGTGAGCCTTCTGCCACCACTGAACCACATCCGATTGAATCACCAATTCTGCCCATGGGTTTTCCGTTAACAAAAACAGATGAAGAGCCACTTGACAATGATGAAACATGACAGTTCCCTTTTGGCGAACAATGTCCACTATAAGCATCACCAAACCGCTGAATACCAATACCGTTTGCAAACACATCAGAACTGGCCTCTGCGTTTGGTCTAGGTGGAAAAGTTTGGTGGCCTGAGCATAAACCACCAAATTGTGCTACAGGTAATGTCATACTATCTCGCTTGCCAATTTCTTGATTGTTTTGTTTGCTGCATCCCATGTAATTCGGGCTTTCAATGTGAATGTTCGCTCAACCAAAAAATCATCGTCTTCTGCGTCATTGGCAAAGACCTTCCACATATAGTATTTATACTCTTCACTGCTAGGTATTAGCTTATGAACTTTGGCACCGCTTGGTATATCAGAAATGTTCTGCACCGTCTTTGAATCACCATCAACAGAATACGCCATGTCAATGAATTCAGCTTGTGCGTTAACAACACCAGAAATATCAATATCTGTTCCATTATCAGAAACAGAAACCGTTTCTGGAAGCTCTTCAAGTCTTTTTGGTTCGTTTATGATTGGTTCATAGGTAACATCTAACTTGGTTCTAGTTTCTACCATAGTAATAGGATCAACTTCAATACGCTCTACAAAGATTGTGAATGAAATAGAATCACCAGAATCAATGGTTGCGATTTGTGCTATGTGTGACCATTCATATTCAAACATAATAGATTTTCAACCCCTGTTCAAATTTCCCATTAATCATGGTCAAAGCAGACCCACGTTGTGTTTTTGATGTTCCGTTATATGCAATATGCAACCAAATTCCGGCACCATGCTCGATTAAAATTTGGTCTGGACTCAAGTTCTCAGCAATCCATTCAGCGACCTCTAGGTATTTTTCAAAACTCCATGAAGGTTCCTGAATATCTACGGCTTGACCAAGCTCGTGTTGTGATCTTCCTGAACCAACTCTGAAACCACTATTGATTCTGAATTTACCAAACTTTTCATATAGAGGTTGTAATATGTTCACAGCCAATGATTCCAAATTACACACAATCTCTTGCTTAGTGAATCCAGCTTGATCACGTATAGTATGTGCAAACAATGCACCACTTGATAAGTCACCAATAGTAAACTGAGTTCCTGTGAGTTTCTGTGATGATGTAATCCCAGAACTGATATCTGTAGAGCATAACAAAAGCTCTACAGTTTTTTGTTGTCCCTGTGCTACGCCTTCTTTTTTAACTGAACCATCAAACGAAGAAGGCGCGGTGTCTTCTGGGAAATTTGCTGGTGTCGAACCAATTTCTGCTGGTTCGTCTAATGCCGCAAACCTACCTGCTCTCTTTATAACAGCACCTGCTGATTCTAAGCTGTACTCAGCGGGCAGAATAATAGGAATAGAACCATTTCCGCTTGCTACACCACTGTTAAAGTCTATTGTGGAAGCATCCAAACCAATTCCACCACCTGCAAGACTTGTAAGGGATTTACCAATGCTTTGTTTTAAGTCGCCAAGAACTACTTCTGTTTTGTTTCCATCCACTTGAATATTGTGATCACCAGAAATATGTTGATTGAGATTTCCACTCACACTCATGTTGATATCACCATCTACGTAGAGAAAATTATCCCCTGCTGTGATGCTGTAGTTATCTTTTACGATCCTGACCACTTGTGAGCCATCTGGATGCAGTTCATAGAAAGACCCTGACCGATGGTATACATGCAACCGTTCTGCCCCCTCAGTATCGTCACACTCAGTCACATGACCACTGTTGGATTGAGTTACCTTGTTATTAGGATAAGTTGTGTTGTAAGGTGTTTGTGGTTCTGTCCATGACCCACCACCCACAATTCCAACATTTTTTATTGTGTTGGCTTTCTTTTCTTTGATGATGGTCTGATCAATGTCTTCATTTCTAGCGAGCTTATTGATATCGTTCACACCATTAGGCATACCGTTCAACGAACCAATAATCATTCCGTTTTGTAATGTCTGATCAATGAAATAACCAAACACCAAAGACCCGATGTTGTATTTTGGGTTTGTGCCAATGCCACCTTGTGATTCTGAGTTATTAACAACGCACATAAACCATTTCAACTGGCTTGTGGGTAGCTCAGAATGGTTTTCAGAGTGATAACTGACAACTCTGACCCGAACCCTACCTAATTTTTCTGGGTCGTTCACGTCCTCTACAAAGCCCCAGAATGGAATAAACGGCGTTCCTATCATTTACCAACCTCAAATGCGTCTTTAACTAATTTCATAGTTTGTGTGTATTGAGTTCTTTTTAGTGTGTGTTTTATTTCAGCTACAAGAAACTTACCAGAATAGGGGTCTGGGATTTTTCCTTTGTTAGCTTCTGTACCCCACACTGGCAAAGCACAAATAATGATGCTTCCACACACGTTGTTTGTATCACCAAACACGGTTATTCTTGCCGCATATCTCTGTGTGTTTAAAATAGTGTTGATATTTTTTAACCTAAAGTTCTGAAAAGGTTTCTGAAAATCATCAACATAGGTATAAAGTTTGTCTGTGTTCTTGTTATTTACAAGCTCATTATTAAGGTTTGGAGTCTTTGCCAGCGAATTTGTTTTGTTAAACTGGCTTATATTGTCATATTCACTTTTGTAGAAGCTTTTTTCAAGCAAATTTAAGTTTGTGCTACTTGAACCCAACACACCATCATCAATCTGTTGCATGAAATCAGGGACATCAATAATAGAATAATCTTGAATGGCTGAAAATGATTCTTCTTCTTTTTTTGAAACATCATAATAAATGTTGGCTGTCTTATATTTGTACTGTGTTACTGGGTCTTGCTTGTACAAATATTCAATAGGCAAATAACAAAATTGTTGATTGTTCTCAAAGTAAAGATACCCGCCTTCATTGTTAACTGACATGGAACGGCGCGACAAATTAGCAATGACCTGAATCGGGTTTTGATTAGCCCCTACAAAGTGATTAATTTCTTTTGTTTCTACGCTTATCAATTTCTTAGTCGAAATTTTTTCATGAAGAGACTTGACAATATTCGAACACACATCATTATATGATTTGGTGACTCGTGTTCTTGAATTGTTAATAATTTCATCTGAACAAAAATTTAAAAGCAACCCCGATGTGTGTTCGTTAATGCGTGTTGGTGGTGAACACTTATACACAATTCCACTGACTGAAATTTCTTTGTTGGTTCCAGATGTTTCAAAAACAATCTCAACACGTTCGCCGTTTCCTAGAAAGTTTTCATTGTAAATTGAATTGGTATCCATGATTGTGATATTTCCAGACATACCAACACTGAACATGGATTCATAGATAGAAACATCCATAAACAATGGTATCAGGTTATGAGCAACACCATCATCAAATTGCAGTTCTAACTTTTTAAGAACATACGAACCATTTTGTGTATACTTCATAGCCTTTCAGCTTCCTCGTCATGCATATTGACGTAATCACCAATATAGTCTGTTCGAATCAAACGAATACTTCTCTTTTCATCGTTCACTTCTGTTTCATATTCGTAATTGTTAACATCCAGTCTGTCATAAGCAGGGTGTTCAACCTGAACAAAATTCCCTGTCTGAATACTTACACTGTGGTGTCTTGCATACGGATCGTCATAAGTATTTACAATATACTGAACGAGTGATTCTTGTTCCATGGGCCATTCATTATAATAATCAACAATCTCATTGAAGTGGAGAATCACCCATGCCAGTTCTACATCATCATAAAGCTTATCAGCCAGTATAACAGGAGTATCCCCTTCTTTTAAGTCATACTCAATATAGTAGCTAGGGTTTTTAAAAAGTGGATTGATGTAAAAGGATCGCTTTGCAACATCAACCACTGTGTAAGAATTACCACCCATCAAATAATTCAGTATAATCGGAAACTTTTTAAAATAAGCCATCTTAAAATCCTTCCGTATGTCTTTGTTTTGAAAGAGTTTCAAGCTCGAAAAATTCAAGCGTTAGTTCTGTAAAGAATGGCGAACCATCTGTGTATGTTGAAAAGGTATTATCACCACCATACGTCACGTTCATATTTGTTAATGCACAGGTAGAGACTTTAAAAAGAAATTCGTTTTCTATTCCTTTGTTTAAAAAAGAAATATCAAATTCCGATGGAAAAAGTTGATAATTATTGACATTTCCGTACTTAATTTCTGGTGCGCGATGAAATTTCAAAAGATCAATAATATTTTTGATAATCTTTTGTTCTTCTTCTGATTTTGGGATAAATTTAAAGGTGAAGCTGAATGACCTGTTCTGTACCCCGTTAAAGATAACCTCTGTATAGGGGTTAGATATACTTCGAGTGTATGCTTGCTTTGCATCTTTTGTGTTTATACCTGTAAGTGTTTGTGTCGCACCTGCAAGTGTGTTTAACAAAGCATCTGGTGCAACAGTCTTTGCAGCTTCCCACATGGATTTCCACGACTGTGTACCTGACAAGTCACCAATGCTTGTAGCTGCATCAAAGACACTACCAACACTCTCTAGATTGGTTGTGTTCCAATCTGAGCCATACGCTGTCTGAATGTTGTTAGGAATATACAACGCAATGCTTTTATCAATGCGTCTTGTCGAACCCACCATTTTACGGGCAAGGCTTCCTGACGTTGATTGTTGGTAAACTGGAACTTCACCGTCAACAATTTTATATTTCTTTCCCGCGTATTGTGAGCCTTCAACCACATTGATGTTAATGAACATGACATTTCGTGTGCCATTGATATCAATGTCTTGTGGAAAAGAAAGAACTTTGTAAGCGCCTCGCTTATTTCTGTTTTCATTATCCAGATCATTATCCAGCTTTTTAAACATACTTGATGATATACTCATGGTTGAATTTCAACCTCCGTCATAATTTTAAATACCCAACCTTTGTTTTTACAATAGGCTGTTGCTGCTTTCCATTTTGCTTTGTTAACGTGATAAGTGATGACTTCGTTCAAGTATCGTTCTTTTTTCTTACCTTTAGCCTTTGGAAGTTGTGTTTCTCTAAGGGGTTTGATTTCAATCAGTGTAATAACTCTTACCCCGTTATTATCTGCAACCACAAAAACATCTGGATAATAACGATGAACTCTGTTAGTCTTAGGAGAAACGTAAGGAATTTCTATAATTTCTGCCCCCCATGCCACCACTTTTGGATTGAGGTCAAATTTCTTGAATACCTTCTTTTCCCAGCCGCTCCGAAAAACGCATTTTCTAGGATCACCTAAATATTTATCAGGGTTTTGTATGTTATAAATCCCTTGGTGATATTGACCGCGTTTATTTGGTGGAGCTACGTTTTCTGCCATGCTGATTCCTAGCTATTTTGATCACATGACTATTTATAACGTGGTTGTTGACAGGAATTTTTTAGTGTGTTAAAGTTAAAGGCTTAACAGAAAAATAAGCAATGATAGGTATTTCCTATCGACTACTGTTTTATAATTAAAAAGTTCAATCAAAAAAAAGGATGTGATTTTAGTTTTTGCGTTATAAATAGAATTCGTAAAGTTAGAATTAAGTGGGCAGGCCACTATAAAATAGGTTGATCTGTGCAACGCCTCAAATAGCAGCAGCGATTAGAGAAAAACAAGCCCTAACGGTGGGGGTAGGTGGTTTAGAGGATTTTCAATCTTAGCAGGGAAAATTTCAGATCACCCGAAACGGGGTTTAGAATGGTGTGTATTTCATGGTCGTTAGCCGACCTAGCGAGGTCTGGGTGTTCCTTTTAGAATCATCCCCCGATAAGTTGTTTTCCTTGAAAAATCTAAACCAACGGAAGTATGTGTTACTGGTTGAATTAATGATCCTTTGAAAATGCAATTTGATGACGAAATTGTGTTGTCTCTAAAACGGATTAAGGTGGGCTAAAGCCCCCATTCTCTTTTGTACCATTAACCCATCAAGAGATACTATTGCCTAGAATTTAGTGCTTGCATCCCCTTCAAAATTCCTTTATACTGATTGTAGAAATTGAGAAATACCTACCCAAACCAAAAGGAAATACATCATGGAATTATTCATCACACACCGCATCACACAAGCTGCAATGAATGCCTTTACCTTAGACGAAGCTCGATATGAGAATTTTGTGTTGGTGGTTGACATGGGTATGAACGACTTCTCTGTCATTGATTATGACAACAGTTTCAACGCATTAATCCCAACTGTTGTTGAATTACTGAAGGCTCTGTTTACATTGTTGACCGTAAACTAAAAATCACAGAATTCGCAGAGTGAGGCTGGTGAATATCATCCAATACCAAAATAGGAAATAACTATCATGGATAGCAAATTGATAAGATTAGTTAATGCAATTCAAGATATGGATTGGGGATTGGATAATTCTCTTTCTGCCCCTGAAAAAGAAAATTTTTGGGTTCAGTATCCAAACAAACGATGTACCATGAAACACAATAATAAGAAAAGTAGGATGTCAAAAAAAGATAGGATAGAAAAGAGAAAGTAAAAGAAATCTGCAAGAAAGAAAAATAGGACTTGACCCCATATACAAAATGACTTATACTGGTTGTAGAAATTGAGAAACACTTAGGAGATTAACAATGAAATATTCAGACGTTGTTTCAAATAATCTAATTCTACCAAAAAAATCATTGTATACAATGAAAGATTGTGATAAAGTTCTTACAAATAGTCTGTTTGAAAAGAAAACGCTAACATTAAGTCAGGCAGTTTTTATCGTAAAATGTAGTGCAATTTACCACGACACAGACTATAGTAAATCAGTAAGAGATTATTCCTACGCAAACGGAATATATACATGGGTTTCTAAAACTGAGTCTGCTTAAAATTTTACTAGGGGATTAGATAATGTCTGTAGCAAATACAATTCTTGAGCAGTTTGGTGGTGGTCGTAGCACATACATGATTGGCGCTAAAAATCTTGTATCCCACAACGAAAAACGTGGTGGTGTTTCTATGAAGCACATGAAAACCACCATCAATTCAAAGCCTGCTAATTATTTCAAAGTGTTGTTAAATGAAAATGATCTTTATGATCTTGAGTTTGGTTGGATTCGTGGACACACTTACACAGTTCGTGAAACTATTGAAAACGTTTACGCAGAGGACTTAAAACCCGTTTTTGAAAATACCACCAAACTTTACTTGACTATGGGAAAAGTGAAAGTATGAGCGATTTTGAAAATTCAGTAAGAAGGTTGTACTGGCTTGACGGATTGGGTCAAAACGGAAAAGATTGTTTATCAGACATTTTGTATGAATTTTTAGAGGTTCCACCAACAGACACACAAATTGAAAAAGCATTTTTATTGATACCTTTTGACGACATCTGTGACGCCATGAAATTTGGAATGTCTGATACAGAGGTCAGAGAACATATTTATTCATATTTCGAAAAGAATCCCTTGTAATTCAGACCTCAGTATGAAATAATGGCTTTGTACTGAGGGAATGACCTCTCACCCATTAGGAGATTGAATCATGGCTTTTATCACCAAAGAAACAACCAAGCTTATTCGTAACGCGCTTAAAGCTGAGTTTCCAGAAATCAAGTTCTCAATTACCATGCGCGACCACGCAAAGATTTTTGTTAAAATCATGAAATCACCGTATTTTGCAGAAGATGAGTCTAATTCCAGCGGATTCTACCACTTGAGAAATCACGCCAATAAAGATGTTATCGCAAAGATTGAGGACATCGTTCGAATCACAGGTAACTACTACGATGATTCTGACGCAATGACCGACTACTTCGATACCGCTTTCTACTACGATATCGAAGTTGGTAGCTGGGACAAACCCCACGTAAAAACTGCATAAACACTTGCAATGCCTCGCTCAGTATGAGAAGATACCCTTGTACTGAGAGATTGACCAACCAATTTGAATTAGGAAACTATATTATGAGCAACGTAACTTATATTGATCGTGAATTTTCAGCCCGTTTTGATGAAGAAGTCGCGCCAATGGTTCTTGAAACTTATGATGCAGATGATAGTATCGCATTTAATGAGTCTTTCAATGACTGGACTGATAGCCTGTGTAAAGATGGTGATATCAGCCAAGAAGTTTATAACAACGTGTGTTATGTTGGCAAATATTCAGGAGAAGAATAATGAGCGTTTATGAGAAGTTGGGATACAAAGATCGTGCTGATTATCTAGAATTTCTTTCTGGTGATCTTGAAATTGATATAGATACCGTGTATGCTGTAGCAGAACTACTAGGCCCAACAGAAGATTTTGACGGTCTTGTTAGTTCACTTGAAGACATGTAAATGAAACGGGCCTATACCATAGCGGTCTAATGGAACGTACTCATAATGCGTTATACTCGTGTTCGAATCACGGTAGGCCCACCATTAAACTCAGGAGAATTGTTATGAACAAAGAATATTCTGATCCACTTATCGTATGTACTTTTATTGTTGCTATATTGATTGTTATCATGGGAATCTTCGCACCAAAAGAAAAGCAACAAAGTCAAGAAATGAATGTGTCAATACAATACTGTACCATGTGGAAAATCTGGCATGACTCAGATGGAGAATATGGTTGGCCTGATAAAAACAATTCCTATGAGAAGTGGTGTGTAGATGAGTAAAGATTTAACTAATTACACCATCACCGTTTTCCAAGGTATCTTTGAAGGTGAAGAGTGTTTTGAAGCACTGGTAAAAGAAATTCCATACGTAGCAGAATATGGGGACTCATATGATGAAGCGTATGAATTAGCTGTTGACTCCATTCAAACAACCGTTGAAATTTACGATGGGACTGTGTGAGAGCTTGGTGACACAAGTTTAAACATAGACCATACCTAGCGCATAGGGCAAAAAGAAAGCCTCTTAGAGTTTGTCTAAGAGGCTTTCTGTAACTACATTAATCTATCTTCTTCGAACATTTGCAGTTACTATCTGTTCCCATTCACCTTTTAATCCATCAGCATTAATCTTAGTCACAAGAATATAATTTCGGTTATCAATAAATGGTAAATCTATAGGTATATCTGCCCTATACTCACCACCACCAATATGAGATAGAGTAACAGATGCCATCAATTCTTCACTTGTTTCAAGAATATCAACCACAACAGAAGCGTTTTCAATAAATCCTACAAAATTTGTAGATGATATTTTTTTAACACCAATATACTGACTGTTGTTTAATAATATCATGTTGATGTATTAGAATACTTAGCAGTTACTTCCAAAGTATCGCCTTCATCGAGAGGTTTGTTTCCTTTTTCAAAAGCACCAACAGAAAATAGTATATCTGTAGTTCCGCCTTTAGTCGATTCAGCTACTAAGATAGCTCCACCAACGGTAGTTCCATCAGTATCACCCGTAAACTTTGCACTTACTCCCGCATTATCAACGGATTGATCTAACACAGTTCCAGAAACCCATTCAGGTCTTGTCGCTTCACTATAGGCTGTAACTTCTGTCCAACCTGTGTGTGATGCCATAGTATGTGTCGCATTTGGGACTGGTGTATCTGAGGTTAAGCTAACATACCATGTTGTAATTTGTGTGCCACCTGCAAGAGCTACGTCAAGAGCATAATCCAAACCTTCATTCACAACCAAGTTTTCCCAATTATCTAACCACTTGAGTTCACCGTTCTTATCAAAGCACCTAGCTTCCCATGTACCCTTTGTACTCACATTAGTTTTCATATTACATTCTACCTTTAATTAATTTTTGTTTTATCTGTATCCAGATATGTTGTAATGCTTGTATTTCCATCTATATAAGTCTTTATAAAAATCACTGCACTCAAGAACCCAATAGAGTTTGGAAAATTATACTCATCAAATAACCCAAATGATTCTTGTATCAATGCGCTTGATGTTCTTTCACATTCAATAACAACTTTTGTTGAATAAGATTCAAACAAGAATGTTAAAATCTTCGTCATAGTTGTATTATACACAGATTGTAAATTACTAGATTCTGTTGTATTTATAACAATTGATTTTAAAGTATTAATTGTTTCTGAAAAATTAGAACTACTCTGTAGCTTTGTCACAATGGTTGATACAGATATTGCGGTCATAGCAAGGGATGTATCCCCCTTCACAAAAGAAAGCTTTGTACTCGCTGCTAAGAATTTGTCAGTATTATTTGAGCCTTCATTTATGATATTTTGTTCAAGTCTTATCAGAATAGCTTCATAGTCATCTGTAATTTGTGAATCGTCTATTATATTAACTAAAGAATGTGACAATACAGCCCAATCCTCTCTCATCATCAACGCTTCAACATAACTAGATACCAAATCAAGTCGAATTTTTTGATCTTCTGTAAAATGTGTTGTGGATGCAAGAATAGCCGCCAAAAGTTTATCTGTAGTATCCACATCAGAAGATTTTAAGCTTTCATTAATTGATGATGAGTAATGTGATTTTGTTTTAATTGATTCCGAGGAAGAAAAATCTTCTGTTATACTCTGTACTGTGTTATAAACTCTTTTATAATTTTCTTGTGTAGAAAAATCTTCTACGACACTTTGTCGTGATGTATGAACTACTTTGTAAGAATCTGAAATATTTTGGTTTTCGATAATATCAAGATATAAAATAATAGATTCAGCAGCCGCAGTAGTAAACCCAGTCCAATCAGACCAGCCAGACACGTTGGTGCCATC